TATAATATATTATTATAAAATATATAATATTACTTAACTAACTCGACTAACTCGACTAGGTTCTGGGCTTTAGCAGAATGCTCCTGGTCTAGAGAATTTGAAAATAACCTAAGTAAGTCGAGTTAGTCGAGTAACCACTGCTAACATATTGAAACTTATGACGAAATCACTACTCGACTAAGGGAAGATGAAAAACCCGAAGTCGAGTAAGGTAAGTAATAATCAGCGTTTTCCGGTAATTCTCTGCCAAAGACTTCGTTTGGGTTCTGGCTCAGGCTCTGGTGCGATGTCTACAACAATGGGTTCTGGCTCTGTTTTACCCGCTGCATATCCTTCTGTCCAGCTAACTAATTTGGCATGAGTGAGAGCGCATTTAAAATACTGAGGTGCCCAACCGTTCAAAACCACCCCCATAACTATGGCTGGGTCGATAGTTTCACCTTGCGCTGGGACTGGCGCTGTTGGCAGGTTTGGTTCGCACAATTGGAGATACGAGGAGGGGGCTGTAGCCGGGGGCTGCTCCAACTTCTTGGGTTGTTCGAACGGGACTTGGTCCGGGAGTACGACCGCCTTCAGCGATGGGGTTGAACACGCCAGTAATAAATTCATAGCTGAAGCCATAAGTACCATCATCTTTACACGTGTTCGGGACATAAACGCCTACCTTTTTGCTCAAGTCCCGGATGTGGTTTAAATAGTCTTGCCGCTCACCACGGAACTCTTCGTTGGCGTCAGCATTTCTTTGTTTCTCTTCCACTAATTCTTTTGCAATTTTTGCATTGTGGTCATTCGCTTCTTTGATGAGAGCATTGTGCTGCTCTTTTTTAAGAAGTTCACCCGCCAGTACACGCTGAGACCACACACCGCGTTCTTTTTCTATGCCTGCAACTTTACCTGAGTGGTGAAAGAATAGACCAGAACCTATTGTGGTTGCAAAACCTAAGATGCCTGTTGCGGCTGCTAATTTAAGCCCGCCTAACATTTAACGTTCAACCGGGAATTGTACCCAAGATAATTGGAAGTGCATGAGGTCACGAACAGACCAGTGGCCACCCCACTCTATTTCATAACCAAGTTCTTTCGCGGCACTAAACATAGCGGCTGCAATCTCGTCGTAAAGCTCGGAGGGGTTAAATTGAATGCGTCCGGCAACGTAAGCACCCAGGTCAACTGCATGACTTCGACGATAGCGCCTACCAACCCATTTACACCATTTCTTCAGGTGTCTAGAGTTAAGTGTCCAAGATGACCCGGCGTCCAATAATTCTTTTTGACGTTCTGTAGACCGTGCGCCTTCTACAACGCTAAAGTCCACAAGGGTCTTTGTAATAGCTAAGTCAATAATTTGGATAAGAGCCGGGTGACATTCGTCACGTCTCTTTTTAGACCGTCGACCCAAAACGAACGAACTAGGACGCGGCACAGAGGCAGCAGTGGTACGCTTCGGTACAACGCGCCACATAATACCTTCTTCCAAGCAGGAAGTCTCAACAAGAGTATGAGGACAACGGTCGACCGGAACAGGCTTGCCTTGACTAAACGTGTCACCAACTATGTAGCGCCTTCCGTTGTCAAGTTTTACCATGCCAATCATATGGTCAATATACGTGCTTTTTGTTGCCTGTGGCGACCGGACTACAACACGCCAAAGGTTCTTAAGCGGAACACCGCTTCGAGCCAAGAGGTCTAGAACAGTTGAAGCCAGGCCATCGCAATCATCTCGCATATGATAACGACCATCAGCTAAAAGTTCAGAGGCATGAGTACGCCAGTTTTCAACTTTGTCAGCTGTATAAGTAAAGCGTTTACCAACAAAGGCATCCCATTTCTTAGCATTTGCTAAATTATTCATCGCTGCACCAAATATATTCTGGGTCCGCTTTACAGGCTTGCTGGCACCAAATAACTTCCGGTTGAGCTGTGCATTGTTCCGTATCTTGCGGATAGCTCTTTACCACTGTTGATTGGTCTTCGGGTCGACCACCGCTACCACTACCATTTGGAGGGGGAACGGGGGTCACGGACACACACCCGGCTAAAAGAATTAAGATAGCAATAGAGACAAAGTGTTTCATTTTATTTCTTCTTTGTTGGAGGTTTCGCGCTAGCAACTGTTCTTGAAGCTTCCTCAGCTTTGAACTCATCGAATAGGCGTTGTTTCAGTTCTTCGTCTTTCTGATGTTGAATTTCCGCTTCGCGATTTGCTATAATAGCATTGCGTTCATCGCTGGATTTGAAAATAGCTGTTTCCAATAATCGAAGCGATCCGAGAACTGAATTCACAATTGTAACTTTATTCGATATTACTCCGCACATGGCGTAACATTTTTGAAGTTCCTCAAAAGCTTGAATAAGAGTTTTATTGTCGGCACCAGTACCTTCGTTCCAAATCTTTTGAAGCGAAAGTTCCGCTGCGTCGATCAGCTTACATTGTTCGATTGTCATATCCATTTTATTTCTCCTTGTTTGTTGTTTAGTTGTTTTGTTTTGAAAAATCAATACTCAAGTATTGACTAGGGTTGTTCAATTGAAGCGACAGCTGTTGATTGAGAAATCAGACCTCCGCTGCCAGAGGTTCGAGCCGTTAAGCGTATTCGCCACTCATAGCTATCTGTGCCCGTGTGACTTGACGCGGGTTCTGTGTGATTATGCGTCATTGTCATGTTCTGTGTGGTTGTATGCAACCATTGATTAAGTGCCACCATAGTTTTAGTCTCCTTTAAGGTCCAATTCCGCCAACCCCGCCGCCGAGGTCACCTAAAAACTCTGTGCCGTCGGTGTGTGTTCCTACAATATTTTTGGTGCTAACAGTCTCCCACGCCCCTACTGTGCCGTTTGTTGTTTTCCGTTTTTCTAAAATTAGCGTTGCTGTTGGATTGACGGTTGGTGTCCACGAGGGGCTTGAATTGATTGTGACTTCGCTTCTGTCTCTGTTATAACTATACGAGTAAGTTACCTGAATGTCGTTACCATTGCTATCAACATTTACACCCACGGTTACAGGCACGGCAACAGATATTGAGGCCGCGCTGTCTTGCTCAAGTGAGCCGGGGTCAGCGGCTTGACCAAATTGGAAAAGTTCGAGTGTTACAGTTTTTGCTTCAAATCCATTGGTAGTTGTACATCCATCAATTGTAGCAGAGTAGTTCCCTGCCCAAAACATAAGGTCGTTATTGGCTCCAAATCCGTTACCATGGACCATCATAGTTGAAGGGAGGTTTGTTGTCGGATCGACATGTACAAACCGCAAAGCTTGATACATAGTGATACCATCTGAGTCAGAGTACCAAATTGTTTCCCCGCTCGCTGAATGTCGCATTTTGTCAACGTCAAGAAGAAACTCCGAGGTGGTAATATTACCAGTTGTCGCATTACGAATACTGAAGCCTGACGCATGCCCGTTGGCATTAACCTGAACGCCGTAAACCGCACCAGCATAGGCTTCTAAGCCCTCTATGTCGTTAGCAGCAGTTGCGATTGCTCCTTGGGTTACAACTACCGATGCTTGTAAATCTGGAATTGCGGTATTGGAAAGAATTTCTTCATCTGTCGCCGGACGCAATAAGCTTGGACCCCACAAAATATCTTTTGGAGTATAACCTCCAAAAGAATTATAATTAGACATGAGATAAAGAATGCCGCTGGAAATAGCGGCTCCATCACTATTCATGTCTAAGACTTTAGATATCCAGTGCCATTTACCTGTTTCAAGTCCTAGCGTATTGAAATTAACAGTGCGGGTAGAAAAACTCCCAGTGGTGGTTCTCCAATTAACAAACAGTCCTGCGCCCGTAAACGATCCCGAAATAAGTTTAACCCAAGAGCCTACAACTACATACCTATTAAATTTAGCATCTGGTACAATACCGTTATCTGTTACGGAGCCGGCACCCCCACTTTGCGAAGAATAACTTAGAGCATAAATACCATAATAACTAGATAGTGTTGTTGTAACTTGGCGCACGGTATTGCCACCTGACGGACTATCTGTAAGCATTCTCGAAGTTGTACTATGAGCCACTTCGCCGGAACTGTAGTATAGCGCCCAGCCTACCGGACGTGGCGCATTGTCATTCCAACCAGCATAGGAAGGGTTGGTGAGGTAATTCGATCCATTAGATATTCGAGCGGAGAGTTCATAAGTAGATTGTGACGCAGCAGCTGCGTCAGTGGCAATAACAGCTTGAGCTGATGCTATATTAGCTTGAGTTAGACTAGATTGATATTGTGCACCAGATTGCATTTCTGAAGTGATGTCCCTAATAGAAAAACGCGAAACACGCATTCTATTTGACCCATCTCGATTAGTAAAGTTTGCTAATCCCGAGACGCGAAACAACTCCCAGTTATCAGCAACCATGTCCCGAAACGGAGTGTAAATCACGTTGTTATTTCGTACGGTTACTGCCGCAGTCATTGACGGATCGTTCGTGAAGGCGAATTTCTGGGTTAGCTTTCCATCTGCTACGCTCTGTATAGGTGAAACGTGATTTACAAATGTGGAGGGCAAGACAGCACCCGCATTGTTTCGTCCGTAAATAATGAAATAAAAGCGGTCATCTTTATCCAAGGTCTCAATATCCGCTTCCAGTTCCCAGACGCGGTTGGGCGCAACCCTTTCTACACCTTTGGATAACAACCAAGTGTAATTATTAGCGTACACATCGTCTCCGACAGCATCCCAAGTTGTATAACCTGTTAAATCCGGCTCTAAGCCTTGTCCCGGCGCGTAAGTGCCGGAGGAATATGTCCAGTATTTAGAATTTGAACCTAACACCTGCTCTGGTAATGATGCCCCAACGGCAGCGTGTGCGGCACTTTCATGCGTAGCCGAAAGTGTTGCAGACGTTGAAGCAAGAGAAGCTTGTGCTGAAGCAAGAGAAGCTGAAGAAGATGCACTTGAAGCATACCCTGAAGCTGTGTCCCGAAAACCTAAAGCTTGATTGCGGAAGGCAGAAGTTTCATTTCTAAACGCAGACGTTGATGCAACGTCTGCGGTAGTTTGCACAGCATTCGCAATCGTTATATTTGCAGAATTAGCAGCTGCTAATTCGCTCGATACTTCTCGGAAGTCGAAAACATCAATCTCAGCGTCACCTGTTCCATTAGGATGGTTTAAGTAGGCAATTCGTCTAATAAACTTTGTACCTACTCGGAATGATAAATTACTAGAATTGTTTTCGCCTGTGAGTATAGACTCAATAGCTGCACCAAAATCGTTTGGAATATTTTGACCGGCAGTGATTGGGTAAGTATAGGTTCCTGTATTCCCCGTAATATGCTGCCTATCTTGGTCAAAGCATTGGAAGCCTACATAAGTAGCTCTTGCGCCGTTGGTGGAATTCTGCCGTGCGCGGAAAGTCATCCGATACTGTTTGGAAGTATCGACTGGTATAAACTCCTCGGCAAACGCTACTCCCGCGCCACCGCTGTGGGATAATACATAGCCTCCAGTCGATCCGGGTCGAGTTCTCTTAGACTGGGTAACTGTTGCACTGCCGCTGTGGTGCCACAGCAAGTCGCAATTAGTCATGAACGGGTCAAGATTTATTTTTAAAGTATCGAGGTATATCTCTGAAGTTAAGATTTGAGATGAAGCTGCAGATGCTGCTGATGCAGATGCTGATGTAGCTTCTCCTTGAGATAGAGTAGCTTGCGCAGACGCTGTATTCGCACTACCCAAAGCTAAGGCTGCTTGCGATGCTGCGTCTGCCACAAATCCAGAGGTTTGCGAAACATGGGTTGCCGTAGTGGCAGCATCAGACGAACTGCTGGCCGCAGCGGAGGTTGCGATTAAGGCCTGTGCTTTAATTATTTCTAAATTTGTCTCATCCGCCACCTCGACATCTTTAATTTGAACTGTCCCGGAGCCTGTGGTGTCAGGGCGGCAATAAATTCTAAATTGTAATTGAGTTCCAGTCGAAACTGTTAAAAAGGCCGGGTATTCATACTCTTGCCAAATTGTAGTAAGTCCAGCTGGGTGGTAGTCTGAGCTTTCAGATATCACCAATCCGTCATCATCCAACCGCGCTGTGGTTGTTGAAAAATAACCAGCAGCACCGGGAGTAACTACTCCAACCATTCTCGCTTTAAATCTATAACGTGCTTGAGTGCTTGTAGTTATGGGTAAAGTTTGACTAGCTACACAGGTAGCCCAAGGTGTTAAAACTGTGAACTGTAGGACGGATTTATTATCAACAACAACTGCTGAGAATACACCATTCGGCGGATTAGTAGCAGGTGTGCCCCGCAATCCTTGCCATCTAGCTAATCCATCTTCAAAGGTATAACCTCCGGTGGAATTTTTTATTTGTTCAGTAATTTGTTGACTATTTGCAGATAGTAATGAGCTTGTGGATGCTGCAATAGAAAATCCCTCGGCATTATTTTGAGCAATCGCCGCTGCATTTTGAGCAACAACCGCGCTACCTCTCGCAATATCTGCATCAATTCTATGTTGGTTAGACGCTGACGCTGATTGGCTTGATGCAGTTTCGGAAGCTAATGCCGAAGCCGCACTTACTACACTGGCAGCTGCAGCCGTCTCGGAAGCTAGTCGATCTGCGGCGGCATTTGATGATGCTAATTCTGCACTCAATACTGATGTAGCTGTCGCGCTAACGTCTGCGCTAGTTTGAGAAACATGTCCTGACGTAGTGACAACATCAGCAGCAGTCGCTATTGCGTCAGCCGCCGTTTCTGAATGAAGAGTAACTATTTGAGCTTGTCTCGAAACAACATCAGCTTGAGCTGATGTTGACGTTGAAGCTGCGCTTACAGAATTACTCTCCGCTAACTCCGCACCCGCACGAGCGGTTTGTGCTAATTGTCTCTCACTGGCTGATATTACGGCTTGCTGACCTGCGATTGTTTCCGAGACGGCTGCAGCTGCTGCACTTACTAAGGAAGCCGTTGCTGAAGCAGCAGCAAGTTCAACTGCAGTAACATCCTCAAAATACAGATAATCAATAGCGATTTGGGTTCCAGTCGTAGCGTTCCAGTTCACTAAAAGCATAGGATGTGCGAACTTTGTACCAGTCTCCCATTGAAAAGACGAACTACCTTCTCCCGTAATTATTCTTTCACTTTCATACCAACCCGGCGTAACGTCTCTTATGTTGAGGACTGTGTAGCGCCATGTTAAGTTCACTCCGTCTACATTATTCATGTAGTAACCTACATACAAATTGCCTGACGAACCATCATGGTAATAACGCACGCGCAATTTATATTTACGGGCAGTATCAATAGGAACGTCAACCCCTCCATAGGATCGCTGCGAGCCGGGTGCCGACACTAAAACATTTGATACACCTTGAAATACAGGTTCAAGAACGGCTTGAGAAGGTTGAATTGCCTGACCTGAATGGTTGTGTGCGTTTTTCCACCCAGTAAAGTCTCCTGAGTCAAATCCACCGTTTGGAGTCACACCTTTCATATTAGCGTTGGCCGCTGCTTCTGAAGCTGCTGTGGTCGCAATCAAACTATTGCTGGCTGTAGCTACTGCCGCAACTTGAGCATCACTTGCGAAACTCCCAGCTGACGAAGCACTTCCCTCTGATGCGGTAGCACTCCCAGCTGCAGCAGTTTCGGATGCTGCCGTCAATATTCTATCAGCAGCAACTTGAGCCGCACTAGACAGGACAGTTGTTTCTGATGCTGCAGAATTACTCTCCGCTAACTCCGCACCCGCACGAGCGGTTTGTGCGTCGATACGATCCTGTTGAACTATACCTGCCGTTTGAGAAATAGAAGTTTCAGACGCTGCAGCTGAAATACTAGACGCCGAAGAGGCACTAGCCGCTGTTTGAGCCAATACCCGCTCAGCAGTAGTGTCAACTTTTATAGCCGCCACAGCAATCAAATCGCTGGATGTAGCAGCAGCGTTTGAACCGCTCTGGTTTGCGAATGATTGAGCAGTATTGGAATGACCAAGTGAAGCGGTGGCAAAATTCTGAGCATCTGTTCTTGCTTGAGTTGTAAGTGTTAAATTCGTAGCAACTTGAGCTGCACTTGCCAATGTATTCGTCTCGGAAGTTGACGCGTTCGTCTCCGCCAATTCTGCGCCAGCACGAGCGGTTTGTGCAGCAAGTAAGTCTTGGGCTGTTGCCGCTGCGTTTTGCGTTGTCGCTGTTTCCGAAGCACTCGCCAAAACGGAACTATTGAACGAAGCTAAAGCTGCGATCTCAGATAAAGTAGTTTGGGTGGTATCTTGAATATTAACCGAGGATATTTGCTGAGTGGCGTCACTAGACCCCCCGCTGTTAAAACTAATCATTACCCGCCAAGAAGTGGCATTAGCTAATGCACCAACCCTATAAGCGTCCGGGGTAAACTTTATAAACTTATTAACCCAACCGTCTGATGCAACAAGGTTGTTGAATGATGCAACAATAACGAAGCCTAAGTTTATACCAGCTGCAGAATGCCCTATCAACCAGATATAGTGACGATGAGTCGTTACGCTATCCAGTGTTAGACGTGTGTTAAGCGTAATTTCAATTTCTTGATTATCAATAAACGGGCGCACCATACGATCAGACATTATTCTGTACGCTCCAAGGGCTTGTAAGACCTGACCCTTTCCGGGAGCGTTCATTAAAGTCACCTCGTTATAATAATCTTGTATAGTCGAGTTGTTTTGCGTACCACTTTGAGTTGATGTGTATCCCGCCACCCAGTAGTCATTCCCGTTTTGGAATGATCCGTCATATTGTTCGCGTACAATTTCTGCAATTATTGTTTCGCTGGCTGTGGCTAATACTTGCGCGCTCACAGCAGCGTCTCTTGCGTTCTCCGCTAAACTTTGGGCAGTTGTTGCATTAGCTTCAGCCGTAATAGCATTTCCAGACGCCAACTGACTAGCTGTTAGATTTACTGCAACTAACGCGGAAATATTATTCACTGTAGTTTCTGCTACAGCAATCCGACCTTCCGCATCAGCAATATTATCTTCAGCTACCAATGAAGCATCTCTGGCGGTTTCCGATATTCCGGCTGCTACTAAAGCTGCAGCCGCTGAATCAGCAGCCGATGTAGTCGACCCATAAATAGTGAATAAGTTAGTAATATTATTTTGAACAGCATTTAATGAAGCCGCAGCCGCAGCATCTAACTCGCTTAAAGTTTGCGGTCGATCCATTACACGATCCCAGACCGGGGCTGGTAATTCTGCGATAGAAACTTGAACTGAGGGAGGAGTTGGTGAACGCTCATCCATGAACGCAACCTGCACCCAATAAAATGCAGCTTCTGTAACAACGTATTCAGACTGGCCTGTCTCCCCAATAAAAGAAGCAGCTGCAAAAACATTAGAGGTGTGGCGATAAATTCTATATCGAAAAGGACGAACATCAATCGGGACTGCCCAACGCAAAGAAGTCTGGAGAGCTTCATCGTCGCGAACAGAAATCAGTCCAGTGACATCTGACAGAGGAGCAGTTGGTCCAACCAGTGTTTGGTCTTCTAAGAGCCGCCATGGTCCATGTGTATTTAATGCATCAACAGTACGCACCCGGAAGCTGTAACTACCTTCATCAATATTATCAATATCACGCGATAAGAAATCAACGCCAATCATTGGCGTCCAACTTTCACCACCCGGTACTTTTACCTGAGCCTCATAATCAGCGGCACGGGCATCTGTAGATGGAGACCAGCTCACTCTCACAGCAGGAGTGACTGAATTACCTGTTGGGCGTAAAAATTCACGTAGACCAATCATAGCGGGTGGTGAAATTGGACCACTCGGAATACCAACATAATTATCTGGTGTGAGGTCTATTCCCTGCTCAACACGCGCCCATTTATTTGGGTCATAAATTGTACCCTCTAGATTGAAGTCATTGTCGTCAATTTCACTCAGCTTTGTTACTCTAAATTGACGAGCAACAACCTGGTCACTTTCCAATATCCACATAGCATCAACAATTGGTCGCAATGAACTTGGAAAAGTAATAGCTGCAGTTACGTCTGAAGCATTACCCGTGAAAATTCTTTCATGAACTTCACCGTCAGGCAATACGACAGAAAGTTTCATTTGCGCACCAGAGATAAAATCAACCGGGCGGTCAAGAGTGACTGTAGTACTCGTGACAGACTTTACCCGACCTGTTGTAGCTTTCCCTGTAAAAGTAGGGTCTGAGACTTTAATGACCCGACCTGGTCCACAATCAGCATGGTCAGCACCAACGGTAGTTCGCATTTGCTTACGCTCGTAAAGTTGGTCATCCTTGAGCCAACGCCCAAAACGATGAGCCTGTCCTCTGGATGTACAAGCAAATGCTGCTACCTCTTTAGCCTTCCAACCAAATTGACGTATCAAGTCCGGGGCTTCAATTATTTCAAAGTTCTGCTTATACCCTTCTGTTGGGTCATTCCAAGTTACAACCCAAGCAGAATAATCTCCTGAGCGGGGCTTAGAAGAATATGAAATTTTGCCGTCGCCAGTGTTTGTTGGACCAACCAATTTCCAAGGGTCAGCTGGTACATCTTGCACAACACTCAAGGTTCTTGTATTCCAGAATGTCATCGCACGGAACGAAGAAGCCAAAGCGTTTAAGACTTTGTATGCTGCACTTCTTTTTGTAATAACAACATTACAAGTGAAGCGTGGTTCCTGACCACCATAGCCATCGTCAACTAATTCATCACAATGACGAGCAACATCGTATAAGCCCCATTTGTCAACCCGGTTGGTTAGAACATTCCCGAGACCATACCGCGAATTAGTACACATGTCATAATAAACCCAAGCCGGGTTATCTGTCCAAGCACGTATGAACGTACCATTCCACTGACCAGTATAAACTCTTGTCAAAGGATTGTAGTTGGATGGAATTAGAACCTTAATCCCTTTCCAGAGATAAGAGCGTTTTGGTATTTTGGTGCCGAACTGGCGCGCGCTTACGGTGAGGCCAACACCTGCCGTATACGGGTAAGTTAATTTTGCATCAATGATAGGCGTAATGAACTTCCAAATTGTATCATTGGAAATTGAAGCAGCTGTACCATCCGCTGTTATGCGGCTCATGCGAATTATCCAAGGCGCTCCGCCAGCAGGAAGGTCAATCGGAAAGTCACGTTGGTAAGGCGCAACATTCTTTTGATTGCTGAAGTTAGCCCGGTCGTTTGCATTAGCACCATTATAGATTGTTGTGAAGCCACCCCCGGCTGACTGCAACTCAATCTTGATAGCAACAGAGGTTCTTTCCAAATCACCGTTTTCAGTATTTTGTTTCCACAAGGCTGGTATTTCAAGCGTGACTGTACAACGAGTTGTGTCTGGGTCAGTAATAGTCTGGGTAACTGCACCGCCTGCAATAGTGACATCTGTACCAACTATTTGCGTAACCGCAACGCCGTTCTGACCACGTATATGTTCCTGCGTTGGCAGCCCTAAAATTGTTTGAACGTCAACACCATGATAGTTGAATGAACCATCAGCATTTTCTAGTGGGACGCCATTTAATCTCAACCACTGAAGTCCCGGAAGAGCTGGTCCTTCGCATTCGCCTTCTCCAAGAATATCGAAGATACGAGCAGTGCTTTCACTCTGCAATGTATTCGGGTCTTCTTGGGCTGAGCGAGTAGAGCCACCGCCCTTACCACCTTTGTTTAATACTGACCAGACTAGATTGCCTGTAAGACCGCCAGTCGAACCTGAACCTAACCCACCATAAAAAGAAGGCAACGTCGAGCCAATCATGTCACCAGCTTCAAGAGATGCTGCACCTACGATTGAACCAATTTCAACTGTACCGTAAGTCAGGTACAGTGGGTGGCCTTGTTCCGAAACATTAACTGGACCATCAAATATGAATGAATTTGTCTCTTCAACTTCACGTTGATTAGCGTCAGCAGTTATTGGAGGAGCCATAGTCAGCCCAACTGCCACTGCTGCGGCAACAAGAGCAAAACCTGCAATAATTGCCACTTCAATGCCAGCGGCTTTAGCTTTTGGAATTAAGTGTAGCTCTTTAGCTCTACCCATGGGGAAATGAAGACTGGTCACCAAAACTCCAAAGGCAGTCTTTGACTTAGGGCGGCGCGTGACAAGTTTATATTCACCTCTCGCTAAGTCTTTTTCAAAACCCGGAAGAAGAATTGTAAGCGCACGAATGGCTTCAGCTGGAGTTCTGATATCCACCTTATGTGCACCGCCATATTTCTTGGCGAGTTGTCCGTGTAAATTAACTGTCTTCATGTTGCAAATATATTGGGTTGTGGTTCAGCCAACGGGCTATCGGTTCTTCACCGCTTAGCCGGGTTGGGTCATAGGCTTCGCGACTGGTTACATGGTGTAAAATCTTACCATTCGGACGAATGATGCCGCCATGGTTAGAGACGTTTGAACGAACCGAGAAGAGGACAACGTCCCCTTCTCGGACTTCCTCGGAAGAAACTCGGTGGAAGCGCGCCGTGGGAAACCCGTCCGTATAAAGGTCGAGACCCTGAGCCCACCAAGACCAATCCCGTGGGAATTGAGGAAGTAATTTATTTTTCTCGGTTCTGTAAAAGTCCCGAATAAGTTCATAGCAATCTGTTATAGCATGGTGAAAGGTTCTTCCCACCAAAGGCAATGTTTCTAGTTCATCACCCCAAATAGCAACAGGTGTACACGCTTCACCATTAGTGGCACAAAGTAAGAATGGGATAGCCAACCGCTCTTGAAATCTCATGTCTTCAGCTGTAGGTGCAAACAGACCGTTTGGATGAGAATGAAACAAAGCAATTATAGTTTCACTTATAACTAATTCATCCCACTCACCTGGGTCAAGCGCAACATATAAATGCGGCTCAGGAGAAACATTTGTCAAACGTCTGTACCCGCTCGCCAATAGAACTCCAATAGCTTCCTCTGGGTATGCCTCAATGGCATGTCGACGCAGCACCTCAGCGAAATCTTCTGTTAATATGTCACTGCGTTTTATCATCTTGCTCTTAACCTACTGACACCAGGAAAACCACCGAATGGCAATTCACCATTACCATACCGGGCTTTGCAACAAGTGCCAAGTTTCTTACTAAAAATTTCATCTTCAGGCGCACATAAATTACCATCAGCATCTCGTGGAAGTCCGTCAATTCCTTCTGTTTCATTAAACGGGCAGATTGCGCCTGTGTAATCAAATTGTTGGGTCGCCGTATTGAAAGTACGTGTTACGAAAGGGCAATACTCTCTCATGACTTGCCGACCTGGCAACATGGTCATATCTTGGTCCAAGTGAGAAGCCAATTCAATACTTATTGATACATCATCCAAAGATAAGCGTTGGTTGATTATGTATTCTTCTAGTGGATAAGTTTCTGTTGGGTCAGGGTCTGCACCATCGTCTAAATATCGTGCATAGGTACGGATGCGTTGTACTATACAACCAACCAAATCATTATTATTAACAAAGAGTGGAGTAAGAATACTGGACGTGTTACCAAGCGTGATAGTTGGACGAGGCATTGGACCACTTGAAGTTATTTCCCAACCCTCAGAGCTGAGCGCCCAAGGGCTGTAAATATCACCATCCCAAGTTACAGCTTGTACAGTTGCGCCTTCATCACCAGGGCGCATGTATCTAAACCCTTCACCGTAAAGTGTTAGGTCAAACTTAAATAATTCAATGTAATCGCCCAAGTTAGGTTTCTGGACTAGTTCAGGAATTTTAACCATCAAACTCCTCCATAGCATCGCATGAACAATTATACAAATTGAAGCTGACCGGGGTGCCATTGAAATTATCTGTGGAGAATTTACGGGCTGTGTTTTCACTTGGCGGCGTCCAATCAAACGTATCAACACCTGCTAAATTATCGAAGAAGTTTTGGAGCAAAATGTAATCAACTTCCTTAATGTTGTTCCACACCAACGTCCACTCTTGTGCAGCCGCATTCTTACCTTTGCCCGTTCTTTGGCTCCGGTTCTCACCAAACTTTTTTCTCTTAACGAGATATTTTTTCCTCATGGCACCGCCATAAGAAAGCTCTACTGGAAATGTTGCCATCTAAGCCACCAATACTCCCTGACCGCGTTGATGTTTCCGTAAAATGGTAACAACAGCTGCCTCAAATTCTTTTGCTGCAGTCCTACCTGCTTTGCGTCCTGCTTCTTCTGGGTTTTCTCCACCCTTCACCGTGACGTGAATATCGCCAACACTGATTGTAATAGCGCCGCCACCCGGTTGACCTGACATGGCGTCCGCAATAGGTGGTGGTCTACTATTAGAGACATAACCACCCGTTGCATATTTATTATCATTGATAGCTTCTAGAAGTGGTAAATGTTTTCTTGTTGCTGCTGCGTTGATAACATATTCACCATCACTCAACCGAGCAACAATGCTGTCACTTGTTCCAGTTCCTGGTCCATGAACTTGTCCACCTTCAGCGAACTTAGCAGTCACTGAAGAGATAGTTGAAACAATGCTTGCGGCTTGCGCTGCCACTGTGGCGGCGGCTGCAATATTAGCTGGGAAAGGCAAAGACATAGCATTGGCTATACCTTGCTGAATTTTAACAATGCTATCTGCAATAGCAAAGGCTTTACTCACCGCAAACATGGCCTTGTAGATACCAGATTGCTCACCCGCGAAACTCTTTGTAGCATCTGCTAAAGACCCGAACATATCACTGGCGCTGCTGATCGCTAAGCTCTGACGTGCCACTTCAATATTAGTGATGCGTTGATTCATGTCTTCATGAATGGCTATGATACGTTCTGCTGCTTCTGTCTCGTTTAAAATATTTTGGTCCTGAAGTTGTTGAACCAGCAACAGACGCTCTTCTCCTTGGGCTTGGATACGCGCCATATCGTCAGCATGTGCTATATCCCCACCAAGCGACTGGTCGAGGCGGCTCAGCTCTTGCATCAACCGAGTATTATTCAGCTCAACATTAAATTCTTGCAGGTTAATCTTCCCGGCTGCGAGTAACTTATTCAAAGAGCCAAGTGTTTGCTCATAAGAAATTCCTGGACCACGTAAGTTATCTAAAATAGCAGCCTGACGTTCCAATTCTAAGTTCTGCTCAACAAGACGGGCTATATTCTCAGCTTCAGCGGTGTTGAGTTTACTCATCCGGTTGATTTGTTCTTCGGTAAGATTAAGAGAGCTTTCCCGGAGCTTCTGAGCAATCTGGTCTTCAATCTCTAACTGCTTCTGGTAAACAGTGCGCTCGTCGCCAAGGAGCCGTAATGCAGCACCCTCACGTTCAAGACTGGACACAGTCTGGTCGATAATAGCCTGACGCTCCTGAGCGAGCAGAAGAGCTGCTGCATCAACCTCTCCTGAGCCACCCCCAGCAGGTTTATTATCGTTAGCAGCGGCGGCTTCCTCAGCAATGGCATTAGCAATTCTTGTACGCGCCATGTCCTCAGCCCGGTCGATGACCCGGTCGAGGAAACTTTCCACAATATCAACCTGGTTGAAACCTTCTATAAACCCGGCCTTGATGTTCTCAGCCATGCGTCCAGCGGCACCAGCATTCTTATCAATAATGCGCCCTAGTTTAGCCATGGGAATTGTAGGTGCGAGAACTGTCCGTAACAATACGTTCAAAGCATCAGAAATCTCATGGATACCATACTCGACTACTAAAATGGCTCCATTGAGAGCTGAAACAAATATTGACTTCAATGCTGGTCCAAAGCCTTCGAATAGTGCCAACAACGCTTTGTAAAAACCAACCCACAACCCAAGATAATTATCAACTGTTTTCGCACCAAATCTTAATACGCCTTCAACAGATAAATTAATGTCACCAAAGACCTTCTGAGCGTATTCACCGATGAAACCAAAATTCTCATAAAAGAAATTAATGAAGCCTTCGAATGAAGAGCCAAGTTCTTGGAATGCTGCAACACCCAATTCCTTTAAGTTGGACAAACGGTCACCGCCCAAGCCTATCTTGTCAGCAAAACCGATAAGCAGTGCAGTTGCTACAGCCAGCACAACAATAATAGCGCCAATGGGGTTAGCTGCAATAGCAATTGTAAGCATACGTATACTTCTAATAGCTGCTGGAATAGCTTGGCGCGCCAGCCGAATACTTAGTACCGCTGCAAAACCTTGGAAGACATCAATAATTTCGTCGGTGTGTTCAGCTAATTTTCGGATGCCAATTGTCATATAAGCAAAGAGAGCTTTAAGCGCACCCGTGACACCACTATCGCCCAACTCAATTACAAGACCTTCAAGAGCTGAGCGAAATGCTAGAGCGGCACCGTTGAGGTTATCATCCATGATTGCAGCAACTCGTTCGGCTGTACCGCCAGCGTTGTCGAGTTTCTCTTCAAGTGTCTCAATATCACCAATTGACGCTGCCAAGACAGCAAAGGCTGGACCACCGCGTTGTCCGAATATTTCTAGAGCCGTACCAGTTGAAATCCCGGCACTTTCTAATTCTTTAAGTGCAGCGGTGAGACCAACTGTGCTTGGTTTAACCTTAGCAATGTCAACACCCATGGCCGCAAAAATCTGACGAGTTTTATCTGCCGGACTTTCCAATTCTGCCAAGACCCGGCTTAAACCAGTACCTGCTCGGCTTCCTTGTATACCAGCATCGGATAGTGCACCAATTGCTGCCACTGTCTGCTCAAGGCTAATATTGAGACCCGCTGCAACAGGAGCCACGAAGCTCAGAGCCTGACCAAGTTGCTCAACGTCAGTATTGGCAGAGTTAGCTGCCTTGGCCAATACGTCCACGACGCGGCCTGATTGGTCAGTTTCCAAGCGAAAACCTTTTAGAACATTGGAAGCAATATCAGCAGAGCGAGCAAGCCCAAGATTACCTGCTTGGGCAAGTTGTAGGGTTGGTCCAATTGTATCCAAGGTTTCTTGAACGCTAAACCCGGCGCGCGCCAGGAAGGTCATGCCAGCTGCCGCTTCACGCGCACTGAAGCGGGTTGTAATACCTAATTGCTTTGCTTTCTCGTTCAAACTTTCAAATTGAGTTTGAGTTGCACCTGTTATGGCGCGCATGGTTGACATCTCTTGGGAGTAGTCTCGTAAGAGCCGAATAGAGGCTCTTACACCAGCAGCTATAGCTATGCCGCCAAAGACCTTCGTAAAGAGCCGCTCCAAACGCTTAGCGCGCTTCTCCATGCTCTCCAGAGACTTGTTAACCCGCTTAGAACCTTGTTCGGCACGGTTTGGGTCAATTTTAACATTGATGTTATAATCAACCATTTACCTTCTTTCCGAACCACTCTAAATACACGCCATCTAAACTTCGGATGACTTCTGTTAACGTCTCGGCTGTTGCCGGGTCTAATTCATGTCTATCTGCCCATGCTTGAATTGTTGTCCAGGGAATTGGTCCAATAGTAGAGCCGTAACTCCTGGTTGTGTCTAATTCCCAAAAAGCCTTGAAGAACCAAAGATTGAAATGCTCAATATCAGGTTCATCCAAATACCAGTCCGGCGGCTCTCGACCTTTAATCTCACCAGCTTTTACGGAAAACCCGTCACGTGCGTAACGGAGTTCCCATATCAATCTGGCGGCTAAGTCTTTCCCAGCTCTTCCACCTCTTCAACAGTTTCATTGCTGCCAACAAAGTTCTGTGGGTTGGTACAAAAGTCAACCATGGAAGGATAGTTCTTAGAGGGGTCGTCGAACATATAATCCGGAATAGCATTTAAAAAGGCTTCACAATTCTCGGCAGAAAATTCAACGGCTTTACCTTTGCTGTCAATTGGCGGCGTTGGCCAACCCGTGACAACAGTCTTACTGAAAAGCCCAGCCAATAATTTGACTGCTTTCTTATCTGCATCTTGAGCACCCCCACGCATAATACGACGAAGCTGAGCGCCTTGCGCTTTAGCTGAAGCCGCGTAACGGCGGTTATGTCTTGTGGCGGGCTTTACACTAAGTGTAGGTTCACCCTCCAAATCATGAAATGTATATAATTCTTCAGCATCGGACTTAACACCCTTTGCTTTATAATTACCAAAATCGGCGCGCTTATCTGCCATGTTCGTCTCCTGTTAACAATTGTGAGCTTTGGCCAAATGAGCAAACATGCTCACACTCATTGAGTAAGGCAGGTCGCTGGCCGTGTCTGCGAATGCCATTCCGGTAGTGCTTAAGAGCACACTTTCGTTAGTTGGGTATTCACGTTCACCACCACTCAAGGTCATGTTCGGAATATCAACAATAATGCCGCCATCGTCGTTCGCTAAAGCAAAGTCCATAGTAACAGTTGTATTACAACGGATAGCTTTCACAACAGCCGGGTCGGTGAAAATAACTTGGGTTTCCAAATCAATGGTTAGAATACCAACATTCATATATGCTGGTCCAAGTTTCCCGAGTTTCTTCTCACCGCTGACGTTGTTTGCAATTGTCAATGTCACGGACTTGAAATCGGTTGTAATACCACCTTCATCCAAATCTTCAATGCGGAGCCGGGCAAGGTCTGCGCTTGTATTGAAAGCAGCAGTGCTCAACGGCTCTAGAGCTGAGGCAGCATTAGTTGGGCGAGTGGTAGAGGGTTGACTTGTAGTCATACCTTCAAGCCCAAAGCTCGTAGTTGACTTATCCGACAACGGCAAATTGATTGAGAGCGTGTCACAATAATTACCAATGGCCAATTCGCTCATGTCATCGCCATTGGTAGCCAAGCCGGGGCTGAGCATTTCAATTGCATATGAGCGCTCAAGATATGCCGCATCATTTACAGGCACAGTACGAATAAATTTACCGTACATGAAGTCCAATGCCGTGGTTGGGGCTGAGGCGCTGAAGCGCAAGGCTTCAGAGACCTTATCCATAACAAGCGTTGCAGCATTGATGACACGAATACGGCCTGAACCATACATGTCATTTGCTTCATTGTTTTCAAAAGCGTTACCAATGTCACCAGAGACCATCGAACCAATTTGAATAGATTGACCAACAGTTAAACCAAGAGTTGTAAAGTCAACAGCGGTAGACGCAGCAGTCAACGTAGCTCTTTTTGTTGGAGCATCCCAAGCCCAAGAGAAAGCAGCCTGGCCAGCAAGACCGCGTACACCCGCTAATTCTATACGTGAGTTGGTTAATCCACTCTCTGTCGTATTAGAGCCAAGGTTGATGGACGTTGCACTTGTGGTAGGATTAGTTGTGATAGGGCGCAAGCCATTGTTGAGTTTGGTTTTAAAACCACGAGCTTGAACAAGTGTTGCAACCTTTGTAGTTTTTACCAACCGGGTGGCCTGAGATGCGGAAAGAGATGCAACAGTGGCACCGCCGCCGGAAGCAAGAGCCGTGACAGGGAAAGTCATATCACCGTTAGTTGCGAGAGCATATAAAAAGCCTTCAGTGAAGTCTTCAATATGACTCATTGTAGTGTCGCCTTCAAATTCGACGCCACTATCTTCATCGGTCACTGTACCTTTACGACGCTCCCGGAGTTGTGAAATAGGTGTTCGTGCAACAGTTGTTGTTGAGGCACCAAAACGGTTGGGTGAATTTGGCTCCAGTTTTATGAACTTAGGGCTGGTGGGCAATACGCCGGGGGTCTCTTCAATTGCATATGCGAGACCAATGCTGTTCGTTAATACTCGTCCCATTTTATTTTACCTCATCATAATCAAAGATAGTCTCAACTCTGGTGGCAAGCCATGGACCATCTGTTCCCAACTCTCTGGGGGTTGTACGCAAGAACCTTATAGTTGTTCCGACAATACGCCTACCCTCAAACATTGATTGAACTGCTTGAACTAAACCATTTATTTCAGCAGTGCCTTTGTTGGTGGGACAATAAATTTGAATGTGGATAGCACCACGGCGTCCAAATTTCCTATTACCTTTTTCACCTAACGTCTCTTGACCGCTCGTCAAGGTACGAATACTTACCCGAACCCAGGCTTCGTCACCGGGGTTGAAATCTTCATTCTCGAATGTGAACGGGGTTTTATCATCCCATTCATCAACGAAATGTGCCAATATAGCTTCGGTAGCTCCAACATAAGTGGTCATCAGTTTCTACTCGCTACTTCCAAGGCGGCGGTCTCCACCGCAGCTTGTACAAATGCAGCCGGGGCTTGTTTAGAATATCCTTCGTTCAACCGCATAATATAAGGCACGTTATTAGTCACATATACTGGTCCGGCTTCAATTACATAGCTGCCTACAACTGATGCAATACCGCTCTCACGCTTAGCGTTAACCAAATTAACATCGCCACTCTCAGGGTCGAAACTAGCCAGGTCTTTTATATATGGTACACCTATATTGGGCACCCAGTTAGCGCGCGCCCAACCTATATCCACCGGGGTGGTCAGAACTAAATTCGACGTCACCTCTAATGTCAGCATAATGATTTGCTGTTCAGTGAAGAGTTTTAAGTCCTCCATTATGGCAGTTACTTGGGAGATTATTCCTCCTCAGAGCCTGAACCCTTAACAACTGTTTTGTCAATCTTAGCAGCTTCTTCGTCAAGGCGACTTGTAAGCTCTAAGTCGATATAAATATCACGGTCTTCAGCGTCCAACTCATTCCAGTCTTCAGCGTTCAGCTCACTAGATATATGTGCAGCTGCCACGATTGCACCAAGCTGAATTTCTGCGTCGCCAATCTTGTAGGTGGAAGCAAACTTGTCTGAACCGATTAAGACCACTGCATCCACTTTCTCTTTGGGCGCTTCGTCCTTAGCATATTGGGCTTTATTCGCCAACCAAAGTTTACGGCGTACAGCCAAAGGAACTTTTGAAGGCATGGGGTCGCCTGGTAGCAATTGCTCGCCATAGACGGTAAGGTGTTTTGCGATGACCAAAGGAAGGTCAGCTTTGAATTTCTTAGCAACGCGGCGGCGGTCTACCATTTCAATCTCCTATTACAAAAACAGGCGACGGTGGTGCCACCGCCTGTTCAATTCAGTATTTCAGCAGCGCTCTTAAAGAATAATTGCGTTAAAGAAATAGCCTAAGTCTGGTCCAACCATCTTCTGGTCAAAGGCTTGTTGAGCCTCTACCCGGTCACATTCAAGGTTTTCCATACGGAAACGCTTGATACGAAGACCGTTGGCGGAAGCGCCTAAGAAACCGTTCCAGCTGAAGGTGTACCCGGCGGATGGTGTCATGATACCCGGCGTTGGTGCAGCGTAACTCAACATAGCATTCTTACCGCCAATGAACTGATGTACACCAGTTTGACGTCCGGTTGCGGAGTTGGTAGCTGTAACTTTCTTCGCTTCAGAGTTATAGATTGCATCCATAACAATAACGCGGTCAAGTTCCAAGAGAGCTGCAATAGCTTCCCGGTTAGCCGTTGCTGTACCATTCGTTTGACCACGGTCAAGACGACCAACGATATCAGGATGGTCAACAAGAACATCATAAACTTCACGCCCAAGCGTAAGAGTATTAGGGCGGAAGCCCGTCTCACGTTGCACACGGGTCATGCCAGCACGAATGTCTTCAATTGGAGTTGATGCCGCGTCAGACCAATGTAGAATTTTATTGTCTGTTGCGTCTTCAGGGTCAAAAGAACTCGGAGCCGTTGGTGCAGCGTTACCAACCGTATTAAAGCGCCAAACATTTAAGACAAAGAATTTCCCAACCCAAAGACGTTCACGGCGGATAAGCGCCTTCTGCGTCACAAAGATTGTGGCTTCAGTATCAAGTTGCAAAGGACTATCGCTGTTGGCACGAATTTGGTCAGGTACATCTTTATGCATCGCAGCCACAGGCGCGTAATACGTCGGTGTACTATCAATGGTGTAAGACGAACCAGCACTTTCGGTGCCGGGTGCTCGTTCTTGCATTTCGTCGCGATTAAATTCGCCACGGTCATACGTGAAATAGCGGTCAGATTGTTTTTGTACAGCAATATTTGGGAAAACTTGGTCTGCCACAAAACCTGATTGCGATTGAAAATACGCAATTGAGATATTTGTGAGCGGACGGTTTACATGAACATCGCCGCGAGTAGGTGAAAATTGGGACATCAGTCTCTCCTGTTGGAAGGGAGCCGCTATTAAGCGGCTGTACCTTCATAGTTGAATTGAACAGGAACGATATCACCAGCAACACCGCCTTCAACGGTAGTGCCTGCAATCCAGTGACCTGTAGCGGCGGTAATGGCTTGGCCAGTCGCATTGGAAGAAACTTGAACACCAGCACCAACTGTTGCACCAAGAATAACCTGACTGATTCCACCATCGGGAACGGTAATGGTAGATGCCTGGTCGGCAATCGTACCTTCAGCAACAACGCCTGTTACGCGCGCTCCAGCTGTACCAACGGGTTGTACCTTTCCGCCAGCAATACGCTCGACGAAATGATAACCTTTATCGGTAAGGTCAACACTGCCCGTCGCAGTAGTTGTCTTACATGAGTTGTAAAAAGACATTGCTTTATACTCCTATTGCGGCGGGTAAGCCTAGTGGGTGAGAGTTTGCTCGTACAAAGTACGACCCTCGTCAGTTGCGAGCACATCGGTGTACGCCTTAGCGATATCAATGCCCTCAGCTTCGGAACGCTTTTTAGCCAGAGCGTCGAGCTGGTCATTAGCATCACCAGCTTCACCGGAAATACCAGGGTCGCTAGTGCCTTTACGAACGAACGCTGAACCAGCATTCGTATTAGCCGTTGTAAGACTTTCCAACGCCGCTTTGCGCACGTCTTCGTCTTCAATACCGTCGACCGCTTTAAACATGGCAGTCCGTGTATCAGTATCACCACCCAAATTAGGGATAGCCGCCTGAGCGCGCTTAGCAATATCAGCATCACCAGCTGCATCAGTCAACGCCTTATTAGTCTTGGCAAGGGCATCATTGTCCTTGGCCATCTTAACAAAGCGGGGGTCATCAGCCTTAGTGAAAACAGTGCCATCAGCAGACTTGTACACAATGGTGTCTTTGTCTTCCGGCGCGTTAGCCTTTTCAACTTCAGCATCGCGTGTTGCTTCGTCCATCTTCAAGAACTGGGCTTGACCATCTGCGTCTTGGGACTTGTAATAAGTCTTCTGAGCGTCAGTCATGAGAGCCAGGCTCTCAGCTTTAGCAATCGCAGCTGTATTGTCAGCGGGCGGGTTAAGTGCGCCGGGTAGCAAGTCGACATGACCGAGCGTACCAGCGGCTTTTTTAATCTCATCAGCTTGAGAGGTGTCGCCAGCGAGATATTTCACAATCGCAGCAACGAGGTCTTTTTTCGTTTTAAACATAGTAACGGCTCCTTGGTCCGATTTGTTGACATTCACTTCATGGGTGTGACCATTAGACGCACCGATTGTTATTGACCCGTCCGGGTTACGAACCCAAGCATGGTCATGGTCATGTTCGTCACCGGGGGCTTTCGCCCAACGGGTAGAACCGCTTTGCATTTCTCCTTCGCCACGGTCAGTGACTAAGAGATGCGTGTGGCCATTACTTTCGGAGAGTAAAACTCCTCCTTTGGCAAAAGCCTTATCGTCCTGAGAGCTATCACGCTTCATCAAGACAGATTGTGCACCAACCTGAGCTGGCTTATCAACGGCAGATAGCTCGTTGATTTTAAATTTCTTCATGCGGTTCTTTTTAGACATCTGCCACCGCCTCGTCTTCTATGCGAGTTCCACCAATTGAAAAGCCAGTATATTCCCCGCTCTTGTATTTTGCGAGTATCTCAGGGCTGGGTGCCACAGCAACCATCCACCCGGTTGTCTTGGTCTCAATACCAAACGCCTTAGCCACATCCGTGGTCATTGGCATAGAGAAAACCACTTCACCGTGTTGTTGAGGGGTCTTGGTGCCATCAGCTGCAACATCTTGAATGTGCATCTTACCCATAACCATAGACTTAGCGAAATCAGTGGTGGCCTCTAACATTGCGCCTTCTGGGATATGGTCGCCTTGAACGTCAAAATAATCTTTGCCATCAACCTTGCATACGATAGCCCAGCCGAAAACTAGACCGAGTTCAGTATCGACTTTAGCAATTGCTGATGTTGAGATAGTATCCATTGATTGGACGAGGTACTACCAAAAACAAAAACAATCAATATTGTTTGATTGACTTATGCCCGTTGCGAGTAATTTCAACTATTTTAAAGTTTTCGCAAGATAGTTGTTGACTTATGCTCGGGGAGGGGGCATAAGGTAATTATAAATAGAGAAAAGGAATAAGAGAATGACAAACGCAACCCATATAAAAACACCTTGCGCCTCAGCAGTATTGGCTTATTTTGGTGTTCATGGTGTCACTTGGAACAACCGTACTCAGAAAAATGTTTGGATGAATACTTTGCGTCGGAATGGTTTCAAAGTTCGTTCTCGTAATAGCCAAATCAAAATAGGTAGAGACACAGTTGGTAAAGTCCGTACCAAAATACAAAAGATGGCGGCGCGGGAAAACATAGATGTTGCTGCATACATCATCCGTGTTGAGGAGCATGTCTTCATAGTTGATAAGCAAGGAAATACAATAGTTGATACTGACCCACGTAAACGTGACCGTCGCAAAGTTCGTGGTATATTCGCAGTGGCTTGTCAATAAAGAGAAACCCCGGCCATTTGTGAGAGCCGGGGTTTCACTGTGTTCTGTTGCCAGGCTAACCATCTAGCCCCAAGCGTCCGCTATGCAGCGGCCTTAAGGGTTACGTCGATTGACGTGTTGTCGTTTGCGTTTAAGAAAACAACATATAGTTGCAGTGAATGACAAACACTGATGCCTATTGTATACACTATTCAATAATTAAAACCTAATACGGGTTGTTGTTGCACAACGGCACTGAACTATTTCCTCAGCGGGCGCGCTCGGGTCGCCTGGGTGGAGGAGCTGATTGCCAGCGCTGGTGACCCATGGGGTATTAAGTCCAATAACGTCAACCCCGTTTATGCTTTCATGGGTCTCACGCTCTCTCCCGTCCACGGCGGTGACCCAGCCCCGTGTCAAATTCTCTTCTTTTATGCGTCCGCTATCTATGGCCTGTTGGTAAAGCTCTTTGTTACCTTCATGTACAGCTCGCAGAGATTGTGTGCGCGCGATTACCTGAGACCTATACTTGACATACCGAGCGGAATACCGGGTCACCATCTTATCTATTTGCGCCCGTGTCAGAGGCTTGTGCTCTCGTATAGCTCTGTTCACGGTGCTGTCGAAGCGCTTATCCCGCAACGCACGGCGGAGCGCGTCCCGGTCTCCCTGCTCTAAAAGCCTTCGGTAATTGTTGACCGCCCCTTGCTGGCGGGGTGTCAGGCCAATGCTGTCCCGGAAGGCGCGCGCTGAGGCAGTTGGGTTTATCCCGTTGCGCATAGCGTCCAGCAGCGCAAGCCTAGTCGCTTCCTTTTGGGCTTCCGTGAAACCTTTTATGAGTGTGTAACTGTGGCGGCGCATTGCCTCTACTGCACGGACGTTCACGGCGTCGAAGTTGATACCAAATAACCCGGCGTTGTTGAGCCAGGCGGCTCCCGAAGTGCCCGAATTTATGAACCATGTTGTTGCTCCCGAACCCAAGCTCTCAATGTGAATTAAAACCCGTTCTAGAGCTTCGTCCCACCTATTACGCATGATGAGGTCTTCAAGCTCAGCACGTGAGATGGAGCTAGTCATCTGAGCCATGGTGGCTCTGAATATCTGGGCTAGGTTCTTCTCAGCTTTTGAGAGTAACTTGTCAAGCCGACTAGCGGGGTCTGTGATTGTGGGCATCAGCTTGCTTTATCTCATAAGGCGTTGCAGGCCTGAAATTACAAGCCATGTATATGGAGCCTTCAAATTCTATTGGGTACTGGTTGTAAATAAGATAAGGTACAGCGTTGGCCTCGCCAACTATTTTCAACAAAGCTATACGGTCAGCAACCTTGCCAGCGTTGTGGAACTTCATTTCAGTTGTATGGGGAGTTGCGGGGGTTTCTGGCATGAACTCAGTCAGGTTGCGTCCTTTGAGTGCCTCTCCCAATAGCGTTTCAGCTTCATCATTGGAATAAAGAATATTGCTGTCAGCAGTCATGATAATGGAAGCAGTGCCCAAGGAGAAGAACAGCTCCACCAATAATAGTTTTTCTATATCTAAGTTCATTGGATTATCCTCCATCCATACGGCGCGCGTTAAGAGCCGCATCCGCTTGGCGCTCTTTAAACTTCAACCACGGCTCTAGTTCTTTTTCAAGTCGTTCAATAATTGAGGTGAGGTTTTCCATCTTGGCATCAGTACGTGCCAAGTCTTCCCTCAACGCGGCATTAGCAGCATACAAGTCTTTACGGACAGCATCGTCAGCAATGCTCGCCTTTGACCGTGGAGAAGGTGCGATGCCACGCTTGATAAGAACAGCATAGAGAATCACACCGATGATAAGACCAAGAAGCAATCCAATAATCAATACAGCGTACTGCTGCTGGATAAGAATTTCCAACCAGCCCTTGGCTTGCTCTGGCTTTACTTTTATTTGCATCATTGTCATTGTTATCTCTTTCCGCAGTATAATATATATGTTGCTGCTGCTGGGTCGCGCTCTACTCTTAAAATATAGCCAAGCTCAGTCACGCCAGCCTCGGTAATTGAAATCTTATCTCCTTTGGTCGGTACAATACCCGTTGGAAGCGTACCGCCTAAAATAAGAGCTTTACGGTCTTCAGCATGCACTTGAGTACCATCAATCTCTTTTGTCTTATAATCTTCCCAAAAGCCTTTACAACCATAGAGCTTTGTCACTGTGGCGCGCCCAGCGCTTAAGTTCTCCGGGTCACGTTCGCCTTCAATAACCTTGCTTAACTCTGCCGTGAATACACCACCTGCAGTTTCGAAGCCATCTGCCACTTCGCCTGCAATATCAATCCCAAATAAATCAGCCATTGCTGGCTCCGAATAATTCTGCGCCGCCTGTACCCGGTGTGGACGACACTGCTATGAGATATGGTTTTAGTAAATCAACAACGCTTGGCGGCACGAGCTGAGCCACGCCGCTGACCACCTTAATGCTAGAGGCACTGGTGTCAAATTCTACTTCAGCACTACCACCCTTCACGCGCTTCACGCTTCCTTTAGAACTATTAGCAGAAGCAGTAAACTTCGTGAGTAAATTAGGTGTAGTGATGAGCTGAGCCGCCAAGATACTATACGCAGCAACCACGGCATCCGGGGTCTCTGTGTTCCCTACGTTAAGAATATCGTTACGCGGCCATGCATCTGGTGCAGTGACCGCATTTCCTGACCAAGGCAGCTGAGCCATAAACCGGGTCGCTGTGATAGCGGCGCGCGCCTTATAGTCGTTGTCAGTAATAGCGTCCCAGGCTGGTCCAAGAATGATATCCCCTGCCACATACACAGTGATATCGTTCAGTGTTGCGTAAACGCGATACGTGTTGGTGGAGAGAGTTAAATCAATCATTTACCCTTCTCCTTTTTCTTAGGTTCCTTGGTCTTCTTGTCTTCTGGCTTCGGGTCTTCCTCTTCTTCCACCTCTTCAGGCGGCAGAGGCTTACCTGTCAATGGGTCAATCTCTCCTGGAAGACCTAGCGCCGGGTCGTTCCAGTCTTCTTCGTCACGTTCAGGTGGAGTCAGGCCAAGCATGATGAATAACTCAGTCACTAATTCGTCATGCGGCCTAACATCAACCCCGGCTGCGGAGATGTCTCTAAGCATAGCAGCCACGTCCATCAATGAACGGTTGGAAATGTCTTCAGGCTTCATGGTTGGCTTAAGAGCTTCGTCCCAACCGTTGAGCCGCCAAATAGGGTCGAGCCAATCAGCTGTGAATACTTCAGCGAGGTCTAACAAGGTAGAATTTACGTTAAGTAGGAAATTGGCAGTCTTATCTTGGCTTAACGCCAAAGACCCGCTGCCGTCGAAGCCTGTCAAAAGATGGTCAACGCCCAAGACAATAGCAATCTCACGGATGATACGCATAATGGCCTTGGCAACTGCTTCTTGGGCTGTGCTCTCACCGTTCAGGAGTTTCAAGTCCCACTTCTTGGCAACAGACACTGTACCGCTCTCACCTTTGGCAAAATAGGGGGTGCTGTCGAGAAGAGCGGCGCTAGACTTATTGCGCACATGCTCGTTCATGAAGTTACGAATATTGGCCAGCTTAGCGTCCATGTAGGCTTTCACTAAGCTCTCTTTTGTCACGGTTGGGTCAACGGCTTGCTTCATTGGTAGCTGTTCGGTGGCGAATATTTCTGCCTCAGCCTGTAGCTCTGAATATGGGACAGTGGCGATAGGTATGCCACGAAGGTCTGTCTGGAAGCCAATCTTTTCTAGGTCTTGGTAAACCTTAAGCCGCCCAACGGCCTCAGTAATATGGCGGAATAGACCTTCACCCTCTGGGCTGTCAGTTGTTGTATCGTCCACGGCGTATATAATCTTGTTACGAGGCAAATAGACTTCGTCACCGTTAGCCGGGATGCGCTGCATAACCCCTTCTAGATGTCCGTGAATATCTATGTCCCACCGCTCTATTGTCACAGCCGGGCGAACCTCTACTGCTGCCATAGCAATAGTGCCATCATCAAGGCGCTTGGCTGTCCATTCCTGAATAGCAAAGCCGTTAAACTTAAACATAGCCTGGCGACGTACAATTCTGTGCCAAGGGTGAGTCATGTCAGCCATCATCTTAGTGACTTGGTCAGCTTTCTCTTTGGCCTCGTCGGATGCTTCATCTTTACCGTCTTCCACGGCTGGCTCTAGCGCCCACTTGGCCTTGGAGACCATATTGAGGAATGTGCGCACGGCACTGGCAACAATAGCTACTTCTCGAAGGTTCTTGTTATAGGTGCGGTACTTCTGCGAACCCATGAGCTTGTTGTCAGTCTCACCGCTATCGACGAAGCCGCCAATAACCGTGGTGCCCATACCACCCACGGTCTTAGTAGGAGCAGCGCGCCGGGGCATGAATGAGGTGATGCCATTTAGAAGTCTGTTGCGTAAAGAGGCCATGTTTGCGTTCTTAAAATCAAAATCAAAAATAATCAATCAGCGGTTATTGTTTCACCGCCGTGTAGCAAAGTCAATACCCCTGTTTTCAGCACCCGTGCGTAAGCCCGGCTCAGCGCATCCACTTGGTCTTTGAATATACCAGCAGGGAACACGCACATCTCGTCTAGCAAGGCGGCGTTCCATTCGCCCTCTACCATAACCAGGTTGCCAACCTCGGATTGAGCACTCAATGGCAAAGCCCGGTCAACCTTGCTGCCGCTCTCTACTCCGCAAAAGGCCGGATAGCCTTCAAGCATCTGTACAAGCTCCATCTTCTGAGCTTTACCTGCTTGGCCTGGGTCTTGTGGCATATCTTGAATAACCGTGCGCCCGTCTGCTGCTGCTGTGGACTTAATCATTTTGTACATCGCGCCAGGTAGTTTTCGCTTGCGCTGAGCGTGGAGGATGTAGATTGTGTTGCCAATTTTCTTAATCTTGACACTTGCCGTGTATGGTGAGTTCTTTGATTCACTACCAGCTAAATCCCAACCACGCACTTCACGTCCGCCAGCCGGAAGGTCATAGGCTTGAATAATCTTAATATCAGCGCGCTGGAACATACCGCCACCACGAGGAGCCGGGCGCTGCTGTAGCTGGCCAGCAACCGCATACGAGCCACCCCAGGAGCTTAGCTCTACCTTCAGCATATCTACACCCTTGCGGCTGAAACGCTCAGGGAACATCAATTCGTTTTCTTCAGTGCGGGGGTCTTCCCAGCCAATAGAGGTGTAGCACTTGCGCTCAGGCTCAAATTCCATTGGTATCATGAGCACCTCATAACCAAGGTTGTCTTCATGCTTCAAGATATGGCCAGCCACGTCACCTTCATGCACCCGCTGCATAATAACAACCCGTGCGCTAGTCTCTAGGTCATTGACCCGCGTTGGTACAACCTCTGTAAACCAGAAGACCGCTTCCTCGCGCTTCACTTCGCTTTCGCCCTCTTTGACATTATGGGGGTCATCAATGATGAACCTATCGCCCCGTTCACCTGTTGCTGTACCGCTGACTGAGGTGGCTATGCGGAAACCCCGCTGAGTGTTCTCATATTTCTCTTTGGCGTTCTGGTCACCCACCAATGTTACTCGGTCGCCCCAGTGCCGTTGGTACAGCTCGCTTTGGATGAGAATACGGCAACGGCGGTTATCCCGCACGGTCAAGCTATGAGCGTAGCTGGCAGAAACGTACCGCAAATGCGGCATGTTTCTTGGTCCCCATTCCCAGGCTGGCCAAAGCACGTTGGACAAGAGGCTCTTCATAGAGCCGGGCGGCACGTTAATGAGCAGCCGTGTAAGGTCTCCGTTGGTGATGGCTTCTAGGTGTTCGGCAATGGCCTTAACTGCCCAGCCTTCTGCGAGGGGTCTTCCTGGCTCTAGGATAGGCCACATCATCTTGGTGAAAGCCCAAAGAGATTGCTCCGCATCGGCCACGTCTAAGCGCTCCAGGAATATATCCGGGTTGGCCATAGAGTGAGTCAAGGACGCGCCTTGGCTCCAGCTCTCTTCTTTGGTATCTCCAAAGCGGTATTGCATTAATCAACCTGAGCGCCGGGCATGGGTTGTAGACCGATCATGATGGCTTTTATCTCACGGCACTTAGAGCAATCGCAGGTGTCCTCGTTCAAGAGGCTTGTCATTCGTATATGAAGCTCTTTATCCCCCAGTGCAATTCTCTGTCGTCCGCAAGACAGACACGTGGAATTAAACATAGCAAAGAGACCATATGCCTTGGTTGGCACCGGGTGCACTTTACACCGCTCGTGTTTACAAGTTAACTGGGTAAAGAAACCATACAGCTGGTCGCGGAAGTAAAGCAACAATACCAAGACCGCTATGCAAATTATAAATATCCAAGGCATCTTATTCTTCTCCTTCTGGTTCTGGCAACCCTATTGGTGTTGCATTATCTGCAGCCACCAAGTCACGGATGGCTGTCATGTGGTCTCTCACTGCGTCGCGGGTCTTTGCGCTAAGTGAATTAAAATCGAACTGAGCAGCCTGAGCCTTGTGCACTTGTTCTTCGTGGTAATTCTCTCTAAACAAAACAGGTATGTGCGCCCGGAGCATCAACTCCAAGATACGGTCAGACTTACGCTTGATGTACCCGGCTATGCTGCCCATGTGATAAATTGGCTCGTCCCAACCGTCACGCGCCCTAGTAACGGCCTCAGCCATCAAGCTCTCTCGGAACTCTTCATAGGCTTGCTCCCATAGCTCTTTAGCATCTGGGGTCTTGTTTATGAAGTTCATAAGTGAGCCGTAATTCACCCCGGCCTGTCTTGCGCTCAAATACATGGTGCCTATCTCAGCGCGTATTGTGGCGGCGCGTATAACATCGTCCATTGTAATCTTGGTTCGTCGAAGAGGGTCTAGTGACTTCTTCTGAACTACTGGGGTCTTGGCCATTGGTGTTCCTTTTCTAGTGCGCGCTCGCGTCTGTAACCGAAAATCCTGTGTGGGGCAAGACCTCTTCGCTGATGACCACTGAACACCCGGTTTTCCCTTAGTCGAGTAGAAAAGCCCGAAGTCGAGTATATTCTGACTTAGTCGAGTACAGCAAAAAGCCCACCAAAACCAGGCTAAACTATTGTAGTTATTATATATTATATATAATTATA